GTCGGGGCGAAGATTCTGATACGGTTACGCGGGTTACTCGTGAGATTATGGAAGACTTTTTCGGGATACATTTACCAATCGAGTTCGAAACAGAATAGAATCAACTATTAATTGTCATGTGTAAAAATAAAAACTATTGGCATGAATAAAGATGATATTATTAAGAAAGCACACGCAATAGGCGACGTGCACCCTAAAGATAGTTCTTTAGTTTGGACGTTGTTAACTTCAGGCAAAGAAGATTGGCGTAAACAAGGCGGAAGGGGGAGCGTGACTTCGAGTTCTACCGCTAAACCAATGAGTAACGATACCCTGAAAGAATGGGCTTCTAAAACCGATGATTCAAAATTAATAACATTTGCCGGAGCAAAGAATGCGAAAGCTGAACAACGTATCATTGCTCGAGAAGAGCTTGAAAAGCGCGGGGTTGATATTTCGGGCATAAGCACAACTGGAACTTTAGACGACCACATGGCTAAACAAGCCAAAATTAATAAAATGGTCGGCAACGGAGCTAAACCTGCCGCGGCTTCTACTGACGATATCGCCGACGGCGCAGAAGTAGATTTAGACGGTCAAGAAGCTATTCGTGAAGAATGGTATTTGAACAAAAACGACCCACGTGTTCAAAAAACATTCAACAAACTTATCGGTAAAGCTGACCGGATACGTTACGACAAATTTGTTTACAAACAAAAAATAAAAGACCCTAACTACATTCAACCCGACGAAGTAATATTCGATTTGAATGCTAAGTATTTGGAATTTCTTGAAAACGACGGTCAAAGGTTCATGATTTCAGCAGGTGGAGCAGGTATTGGTAAAACATACGGTTTCAACGGACTTGCAAAAGAATTGAACATGAGACCATTCCAAGAAGGCGACACTCCTGGTGATGGAGATTATGACATCTTTGAAGCAACCGACGTAGCTTCGGGAAAACAATTGTTGACTATCCTAAAAGCTCACAACGGGAAAATCATATTGTTTGATGATACGGATAAAGTAATCACCCGCGCCGATTGCGCTTCGGTTATGAAAAAGGCTACATCGGCGACCGGAAAAAGAATTATCGGAGACCCAGACGATGTAAAAAGTAATTTTGAATTTACGGGGCGTATAATGGTAATGACGAATAAAGACGTTAATACCTTGTCTGAAAACGAGGACACAAAAGCTATTTTGTCCCGCGGGGTTGTTTCGGAAATTTACTTAACAATTCATGAAACAATTGAAACGATGAAAAGTCGTTTCCAAGACTATGAATTTGATTCGGCTCCACGTTTGGATGATGCAGCCGAAGATGACAAAGAACGTCAAGAACTTCTAGATTTAATTATCAGGCACGAAAACAATATTGACCCAGCACAATTTACCACTCGAACTTTCTCAAAGATACTTAACGAACGCAGAACTGCAACTAGAGCCAACCTAAGAAAACAAAGCGCCAATTTTCAAAAATATTTAGGAACAAAAGACAAGGATTGGGAAACTCAAGCGTTGCAGGTTTTAACGAAGGCTGACGATAATGAGTTTGTTTCAAGCGTTGAAATTTTTGAAAAAGCTGAAACTTTTCAAGAAACGGTTATCGTTCCGGAAGTAATTGAAAAATCGTTTGAAGACCAAATAAACGAAATGTCGATTGAAAAAGCTGAATCTTTATTGTTCGAAGAAACTGAAGGATAATCATGAATGAATATAGAGTAGCATTGGAGAGGATCTCTCAGTTTGCGCTGGACGATTCTTCTTACGATACATTGATAAAGGCTTGTGACGCATATAAGATAAAGTCCGACGATTTTATGGATGATTACGAATACCACCTTTATGTATCAAAATCCATCGCCGATTTTTTAAACGAAGTCGCTCAAGACGTTGAAATATGCAAGGCAATACTTCCTGGCCAAACTAAAAACGTTGATGGAATTGTATATATATGGACTCTAACTCCTGGCGCTACAACCACATACGATTGGCGAGTATACAAGGGTCATGTGTTGGCAGGCAACGCTAAACAAACAAGCAAAAAAGCGGATATGAATGTTGCGTATGTAAACGATATGTTCCCCAAAGATATAAGCAATCTTAAGGTAATTAAAGCACTCGGCGGTAGTACGGGGGCTCAGTTGGTTGAAGACTCGAAGGGCAATCAATACGTGATGAAGAAGGGGAGTAATACTTCCAACGGACACGTAGCTTCCGAGTACATGGCGACACAACTTTATCATATACTCGGACAACGTGTTCCGGATATGGAAATGTATGATGACGGTAAAGGAAATAAAACATTGTTGTCCAAATTTATACCTTTTGCTAAAGTTCCGGATTCTTCTAATTATCCCGATATGGCTAAAGGGTACGCAGCCGATGCGCTATTATCAAATTGGGATGTCTATAAAAACGACAATATATTAATTGATTCAGCGGGTCGGTTAGTGCGAGTTGATAACGGGGGTTCTTTGTTTTACAAGGCTCAAGGGGGCATGAAGGGATTTGATAATGATGTCAATGATTGGGCCAGTATGCTGAAATATAATCCTACTGTTTTAGGTAATCTGACTAATAAAGAAAAAGTTGACCAGATAAATGAAGTAATAAAGAAAAAGGATGATGTCCTAAACTTTATTTCTTTATCGGGAGACGCGGTTTTAGCGGACGTTATGATTAAACGTTTTAGCAGTCTTGAAAAAATAAAAAAAGACATCGAAGACGCGGACAAGAAATTAAACCGTACCGTTTTACCGAGGACTTTACTTCCGGACGTTGACATGTATAGGGAATTTTCAGATGATGAATTGAAGGATTTTTGGTCTCAAGCTAACGGTTCAAGTGCTGATGGCAAATTAAATAACACAGGTAAGCACGGTTGGGAATTATTAGATACTATTTGTCAATCCCGCGGATTTGATGCTAGACCGTTGGTAGTAGAACATAAGAATTACTGGGATAAAATAGCCAAAGGGGATATACAATTATTCAGGGGGCTTGATGACGGAAGAGGGAAAACCGCTTTATATTGGGCTGACGAGTTCAAATATACAGATGAATGCTTTTATGGGACTATGGGGTATTACGGTCAAGGTATTTACTTTCATGTAAACGATGGAGCCAATAAACAAAGAACCGAAGCTGATTATAAAAAGTCTGACGCGTATTCCCACGCACACCAATATGCACATAGCGGGGGTCAGATATTGGAATGTACAATGGACAAAAGTGCCAAAGTCGCTAAGATTGAAGATTTAAAAAAAGAAATTGAAAAACTTACAACATTCGATACTCAAGCAGCTTTGGCGAAGCAAGCGGAAGTAGACAATTTATACAAAGAGCTAGAAATAAAGAAAGACGAATTATTACATATCACCGAAAAAGTAACAGCTGACATAAAAGCAGATATGCATTGGGACGAAGCGTCGTTAGTCGACCATCAACTTACTATTGATAGTATAGATTGGGGGAAATTAGACGACGATGATAAACCCGATTACCCTAAGTTTGACGATTTCTTTGGTAAAAATATAACTAAATGGGTTACGTCAAACGGGGGAACGGTTACTGAAAAAGCTCCTAATTCAAATGTATTTATTTTAAAAATGCCAAACTCTAAGACATCTTTGATGTTTAGTAAATATAGGTACGAAAATAATGCAATAAAACAAAAGAATGCGTTCACCAACCCGTATAGTTATCCTGTTCAAGAATTTCAAGAATGGTTCATGAACAATCATTATAAGGTAATCGACAAAGCGGTCACAAAAGGAGTGGATGAAATGGGAGATAAAGTAGCGGCAATGAAAGGCGAAGTAAATGCGTTATTTAAAGCCAATGTAACGGCTAAAGAAGAATTAGACGCTTTAAAGAAACCAAAGAATGCGGATGCTGATGTATATTCAGCGATATATGATAACACAAGACACCACAATCGTGAAGCCATAGGAGTTTATGCCGCTTTAAAGGGGTATGACGCTTTAATAGCGCCTGACGGAAACGGTCGGGGAAATTCATTTATGGTAGTGTTAAACAGAAGTAAAATAATCGTAAAAAAATAAACTATATGGATTACAATTTAGTTTCAACAGTAGGCACATTAGCAAAAGGTTATTTGCTAAAAAAGAAGCCGAGCGACCTTATCCCGTTTAAAGGGGATTTTCCGTTAATGGAAGATTTTGAATATCCACATTTAATCGAGGATATGGATAAGACTATGCTTATAAGTGATTTGAAGACCGAATATCAAGAAGCGATACGCAAAGGGTTTCAAATATACCTTTTAGAAAACGGATTTAAAGAGTACTTGGAAAACGATGGAACTGACGTATCAAAATTTCTGTTGTTAGATAACTCAAAAAAGTCCACAAAATTAATTGACTTTCTAAATAAAAATTGTATTGATTTCACATCTTTAACAATAAAATAAAATGGCTGATTTTCTTTTAGCAATAAGACCTGTCCTCACAATTGAAGGATATTCTAAAAACAAACGAACGGGGTATGTTAATGATAAGAATGATTCGGGAGGGGAAACAATCGGGGGAATAGCACGTAACTTTTGGCCAAACGAACCTGTGTGGAAGTATGTGGATATTGCCAAAAAAGATAAAGCAAATTTCCCTAAAAACTTGGGCTCAATTCCAGGATTAGACGATAGCGTATTGAGTTTCTACCTTAAGAATTTTTGGAATAAAATAGGAGGCAACGGTATAAAGAGTCAACCTACTGCGGGGATATTAGTAAACGCGGCAGTTAATCTCGGCATATCTCCAGCTATAAAGATGGCAGAAGGTTTGGTTCATGTGAAGCAAGACGGAGTCGTTGACCCAGAACTTATATCAAAATTAAATGCTTTATGAAAAAAATAATTTTATTGCTATTATTATCTATCAATTTTGCAGCGTGTTCTCCTAAACAAATTCAGACATTGTCTTCAGACAAGCCGCTGAAAGATTCAATCATTGTGCTTAAAGCTCAAAATGATACTTTATTGTATTCAACATACAAACTTCAAGAGACCATATTAGTGCAACAAAAAAAGTTAGATTCTTTAAACAATACCGTAAACGAATACAAATTAAAAACGTTTATGACCAACAGCGATTTTATAGAATTGTACAAATTTTCTTGGTTGTTGAGATATTATAATTTATGTAATAAAAACCCTAAAAATTGGAAATATTATAAGGGGTGGTCTACTCGTGTATTTGAGGCTCAAAATAAAAATTACAAGCCCACCGATTATGTTCCGGATGCGACATTAATGCCAGGATTTAAATAAATTTATATATTATGGAAAAGACTAATTTATTAGGGAGATCTTGGAAAACAAATGTAATAGGAATATTGTGTTTGTTAAATGTTTTTGTTTCTTTATTTTTTGTATATTTAAAAATTGCCACTATATCAGATATTGGTCAATATCTTGTAATCTCTACTCCCGTTATTTTAGGAATTGGGAAATTCTTTGATAAAGATGCTGATGTCACTGGCGGCACTAGAACTGAATAAAAAATATTTTCTTTGTTTTAAGTTCAAGCAGCTATAATAAGGTCAAGAGTTACAAAATAACTTTCTTGACCTTTTTTTATGGAACGAGTACTTAAAGACGATTTTAAATTTTGGTGTCCAGTAGCGATTGAAAAAGCTATTGACGAAACTACAGGCGTTGAAATTATGCGACTTGGCGGTATTGCTTCCACTATGGATAAAGATTCAGACGGGGAGTTTTTAGACCCTAAGGGATTTGACATAGAACCTTTGATGAAAAGCGGAACAGTAAATTGGCATCATCAAGCCAAAGGAGCACCCGCTACAATTGTGGGAGAACCAAGCAAAGGAGAAATAAGACCCGAAGGTCTTTATATTGAAACTGATTTATACCCATCTAGCAAGATAGCTCGTGACGTATATGAGCTCGCTTTGACATTAGCAAAGGATAGCAAAACCCGTCGCCTCGGTTACTCAATCGAAGGTAAAGTTCTTCAAAGAAAATCTAACGATAAAAAATCCCCTGATTATAAAATTATCACAAAAGCAAGTATCACGGGAGTTGCTATAACACACCAACCTAAAAACTCTCAAACGTTCGCTGACATTATTAAAGGCGAAGGTTCCGAACCAGAAGAAGATGACGAAGAAGAAAAATCAATGGACACTTCAACAGCCGCTCCTTTGATTAAAGAATCGGTCGACAAGAAAATAAAAAATCAATCTTTTTGTAAATCCGAGGTAATGGAACGTATATTCTTAGACGTACCAAGTATTAATATTGAAAAAGCAGAAAAAATATATTCATTGCTACTAAAAATTTCAAATATGAATAATAGAAAAACAGTTACCGACGCTGATATTGAAAAAGCATATGAAGTTTTAGGTCTTGATATTAATTCAAGTACTGAAACGATTGTGAAAGCCAAAGAAGCGGAAACAAAAGAAGCTGAAGAAACGCCAGCCGAAGAAGCCAAAGAAGCACCCGCTGAAGAAGCCGAAGAAAAAGTTGAAATGAAAAAAGCCGAAGAAGCTGAAGAAGTGAAAAAAGAAAATCGTTTTGATACGATTGAAAAAGCCATCGCTGAATCACACAAACTGACTAAAGGCTTTATTACTGCAGCTGCTGTATTGATTAAAGAATGTTCTCAAAAGCTTGATTCAGCCGCCATACATGAAGCAGAGCTATTAGATGTAATCAAAGCAAACGAGTCAACTATTTTAGGTTTGAGTCAACAGATTGAAGAATTTGGTTCTTCATCTCCTGCCCCTAAATCAATGCGGAATACAGCGGCGGTTGAAAAGAATTTTGTTAAAGCTGACAATAGCG